TATTCTCCGTATAGCGTTGTATTAATGTATATCGACTTGTCCACTTTCTTCATTACCATATCATTATATAGCACAATTACTTACAAGTAAAGTTTTTTAAAATTGTATCCTCACCTCTAGACAAAAGTTTGTATCCAAGTTTTTGTAGAGACATGATGACACTATCAACCTCACCTGCATTCGAAAGCACGTTGCTTTCAAATTTAATCTGTTCGATTTGAATCTTGTTTGCCTGAATGCAATTGATAACACTCCTCAAGATGATACAATCATGTCCTTCTGTGTCAATTTTTAAATTCTTGATAGAAGTTACGTCATATGTTTTGAACAGTTCATTGACTGAGATTAACGGCACAACAACATTTTTAAACACATAATTCGGATTCAGTTTGTTTTCAGTAACAATTCTTTTTGCAGTTGGATGATAATTTCCAATGCTGCTGCAACCCCTCAACCACCAAGGCAGTTTATATTCCTCGATTAAATGTTCTGGAATATAAAAACAGCTGATGAAACCAGCACAATCTGAAATCGCAGCGTTTACATAGGTCACATTAGGTTTTCTTGGCAGTTTGTCCAAATAATATTTCAGAGGCTCAACGCAGATTCCGCGAGCATTCTCATCACAACTTTGAACTTCTGTTTCAAAGTCACCTGTTCCAATTTCAATAAAATCGTAATGCATTAGACTAATGTTTCTTTAGTAAGTGTCTTATATTTCTCAACATTGACATTCAAGAATGATCCATACTTGCGAATCTTTCGTGAGATTTTAGGATAAATGATATCGTCGGAAATCTTCTTATCCCAGATCTGAATAAAGTTGAAGATGTTATTGAGGATAACCATCGTCTCAATCGTTACATCTTTTTGAAGAAAAGCAACCAACAGTTTTGGAAACTGTCCATCTTCAACTCTAAACAGATCGTTAAATGTTTCTTTTGTTGCAATTTTTTGCAAATCGTCAACATAGATCTTACTCATCGAATCTGTGATTCGCTTCCATTCTCGATATGTTTGCTCAGCCTCTTCTTCAAGTAGACTTTTGGTCCAATTACCGTCACTGTATACAAAATTAGAAACCAGAAATGGAACCATCTCATCGTCGCGATACTTGCGCGCAAGACGGTGAAATAGAAACTTATCACGCCGTTTCTGAAATGCGTCAACAGACACTTTAGTTTTGCCATCATAGTGAAAGAAATTATATTGTTCGGAAGTAAAATGTAACTTGATGGCTTGATAAGTGCAATACAAATCGTAACCGTTCAAAGTTGTCCTCGCTTTGCTTTCTCAAAAAGAGCGCGCATCTTTTCTTGAGTTTCTTCGTCAATCTCAAAATCTTCTTTATCCTTTTCTTTTTCGTCTGCTTCATTCACTGCCTTCACAAGTTCAGATGCGCTCTGTGTTCCTGTGAATATTGCAGGAAGAAGTAGCCACCAAAGAGACGATCCAGTAATATAGATCATCACACCAGTAAATGACCAAACAAAGATATTCCAAATTAACAACTGCCAACTCATATCGGTAACTTGCTGCCTCGTGGTAAAAATCTTAGATCCATTGCTTCGCTTTCAATGATACCCTTTAGTGAATCATTAATCAACGTTGCAGCAACTTCAATCTCAAGATTATTTCTTTCGCAATAACTTGTAACTGCATCCATATGATCAATGCGCTCGCGGAGTGCCATCTCCATGATCATCATTGAAAACTTATTTTTTTCTTCTCGGCTTGCCATGTTATACTTCATATGCATTCAAGGAATTGTTCAACTGTTGAGTCACACGAATAAATGTCGCTCGCTTACTCAACTCCTTCAATTCACTTGCTCCAACATAAGTACATGCTGAACGTAGTCCACCAAGAATATCCTGCAGTGTTCTACTCACTTCTCCACGATATGGAATCTCTACTGTCTTTCCTTCACTGGCGCGATAGTTTGCAACACCACCATTATGAAGATCCATTGCAGTGTCTGAACTCATGCCATAGAATTGATTTGTGCTCATTGGAGAAGCACCGCCTTCTTTATGTCCAGCAAGCATACCACCAAGCATCACAAAATCGGCTCCCGCAGCAAATGCTTTCACAACATCTCCAGGAACGGTGCACCCCCCATCCGCTATGATATGACCCTTGAGACCATGCGCTGCATCAGCGCATTCAATCACTGCACTCAACTGCGGGTAGCCGATGCCTGTCATCTTGCGTGTCGTGCACACAGATCCAGGACCAATACCAACCTTCACAATGTCAACACCAGCAAGAATCAATTCCTCTGTCATCTCTGGTGTGACAACATTACCTGCCATTAGAATTACGTTTGGATATCGTTCACGAAATTTGTGAATAAAATTTACAAATGATTGTGTATATCCATTTGCAACGTCAATACAAACACGAATCAGTCTATTGCCAACAATGTTGTAGACATTATCAAACTTCTGTAAATCTTCGTCACTAATTCCCATTGAATAGATGGTACTGTCAAGTTTCTTTTGTAGATGCTCAATAAGTTTTGTATCAGAATAGTGCTTCGTGAGCGCAACCATACAATGATGTTTATTCAGTGCCTCGTCCATTTGCAGAGTTCCAACACCATCCATGTTTGCTGCAATGATTGGAATGCCGAACCAAGAATTGTAACTTCTAAATGTAAACAATCTTTCAAGTTTTACTTCACTTCTTGAAGAGAGCGAAGAACGTTTGGGTGTAATTAGAACATCTTTATAATCTAACTTCACATCTTCAATAATTCTCATAAAACCTCAACGATAAAATATATGGCGACCAATTTGTACAATTAATTTCTTTTCCTCTGCCCATGCTGGATCAACATAGTCGGCATGGAAGTACATTGCATTCCCAATAATACCATATTGCCTCTTAGAAATCAATATATTTTCAGCAATCTTGAGCGACTCGCGCCATGCTGCTTGATTTCGAATTGCCTTTTTACTTTCACAAACCCAAGAGAACTGACAGGTGCTTCGAACCTTTTGATATACAACACCACAGACAGATCTGGGAAATTGTTTGCTCTTGACGCGATTCATGGTGACTTCAGCCACAGCAATCTTGCCAGCGCGTGGTTCTGATGCAGCCTCATAGTAAATGTTCTTGGCAAGACACTCAACGTCTCGCATGACCTTTTGTTTCTTTTCGTATGATAATTCAAGAAACTCCATGCGATGACTCATGTCATGCAATTGAGCAATCAGAAGAGAATTGGCTTCTTGTTGCTGTTCAAGTTTTGCCATGGTTCGAAAGTGCATATTAAAGGGAACAAACAACCCTAAAAACACGATGGCAAATAAGCCACCCCACATACAAAACAAATTATGGTTGCGATCAAAATATTTTTCCACATTATGTAAAATGTCTACTGCATTCATGTTAGTTGTCTCCATTTATTGCAGAGATAGAAAAAGGTGGTGGTTCGCACCACCACCCCTGACCTTTCTGTTACCAAGTGGTCAACTCTGGTAATCTCATGCTACAATTAAGCAGCGAGAGCCATTTCGTAAACATCATCGTTTGCGTTTACTTGATTTGCGCTGATTAAGTCAGTCGCCTCACTGGTTGCCGTCGGTTTATTACTTGCCCCGTCGAAGCCATTTCTTCCCCATCAGAAACATACTACTTGCAACTATCTCATCTCCTAGGAAGACTTTGCGAGACCATCGTAGAGGGATGGCGAGTATGTTTTTGGTGGAGAAGGTGGGAGTCGAACCCACGTCCGAAACACCTTTAGTCGTCAGTTTACAACCATTATTCTGTGATAAGAATATCTCTATTTGCCACATGATAGTCATAGGCTGCTTGCGCTGCATCAACTTCAGATTGTGGAACACCTTCTTCTAAATGAAGCACGATTTTCTCATTTAGAGTATCTCTCAATTCTGTTGCTATTGTTTCGTATTGCTCTTCATTCATGACAATATTTAGGCATTGAGAATTCTTGCGACAGACTGCATCGTTGCGGAAATACGACCAATGTCTCGGAGATTCTCAAGGCTCATACCTTCTTTCTTCAGAGTATTGAAATGAGAGACAACACAATCATGACACTTGCCAACAATTGAAGCAGCAAGCGCATAGGCTTCAAAGTTAATCTTTGAAGTTCCGCCATGACTTGCAATTGCATTCATTCGTAGTCCAGCGCCAAGTGCATTGAAGGCAGGATCGTTCACCATCTTGGTATAAGTGTACCAGACATTGGTCATTGCCATGAGCGATCCTGCAGTCAACGCAGCATTGGCTTCTGTTCGATTATCAATCTCAGCATCAATTGCAGTTGCAAGTCGAGAGTTTCCTGCAGCGAAAGCAGCAGCAAGTGCGCATCCATGCGCAACAACTGGATCCAGAGAACTGCGATTGATCACTGCATCTAAATTTAGACGAATGTCTTTTGCATACTCTGGTAATGATTCCTTCAGAACATCAACCCACATTTGCTGTTTCCCTCTCTCGCGCAGCGATTCGATCTGCTTTCATTCGCATGCCAATCTCATACGCCTCACGCGCTCTCGTGAGGCGCTCTTCGTCCATTCCATGCCAACCGACACACTTGCCAGTTGGGCTGCGTCCACAATCACAAGGTGCATTGCCGATCCTTGCGATCTCGGGTGGGATTAGATGTGCTAGACTTTCGCTCATGATTTAATCTCCAATGTAAAAATATATTTACACCACTTTATCGCAGCGCGAGAAGAGATATCCCTTCGCAGTGCGCATTTCTGAATTACTTAGAAACCCATCACCATTTTTGTCTGCACGTTCAAAGAAAGACTTTGAGACTGTGCAGAAACGATTTACATCATCAAACGAAACTTTGCCGTCTCTGTCAAAATCATATTGCGCAACACGATCCTGTGCCAACACTGGAGCAGAAACGAGAGCAAGAGCGAGAATTAACTTTTTCATTTTAGATTTCCTTTAGTAAAGAATGTTTGTAAGAGTAATGACCAACCAAAAAATTCCAAAACATATAAAGGGAACTAAAAATAACCCCCACTCCTTTATAAACTCGAGACAAAATTTCATTTCAGACTTCTCCATTTTTGGTTCCACAATGTGGACAATACCATTCCTTTGGTTTCCAATCGTCATTCGTTCCAAAACTCCACCAGAGTTTACACTTTGAGCAAATGAAATGCCAAAGTATTTCTCTGAATGGAGGTTTGGAATCAGATGACATTATGCTGCGTTAAGTGTTGCTTCACCGATCTGACGACCACACTGGCAAAGTTCACCAGTCTGAAGTGCATCAAGAACACGAAGTGTCTCATCCGCATTACGACCGACAGCAAGACTGTTAACAGTCACGTGCTGAATCACATTGTCAGGATCAACAATAAAGGTTGCGCGAAGAGCAGCACCAGCACTATTGCTGAAAACGCCAAGTTGAGTCACAAGGCTACTGCTTTCGTCATCCCAATCAATTTCGCGCTTTGTGTCGGCAAACATCCAGCAAGTGGTATTGCGCAAACCTTCGTGAGCATTCTTCCATGCCAACTTGACAAATTCATTGTCTGTTGAACCGATAAGCAGAACTGCATCACGATCCGCGAAGTCTTTGTTCAACTTATCATAGGCAAGAATCTCTGTCGGGCAGACAAAAGTAAAGTCTTTCGGATAATAAACAATCACCTTCCATTTGCCTTCGAAAGAACGCAGATTGATATCCTGAAATGCTCCGTTTGGTTCAAGAGCACCTGGCTTTACACCAGTGATTGTAAACGGACTCAATTTATTGCCAACTGTCTTCATGTTAAACTCCTGTAGAAGAACAACCTATACAAAACCTATACGCACAGTATATATGCAAGATTTGGATATATTTCCAGTAAATCTTGATAAATTAACCTAATCGAAACGATTGATACCTTAAATCATGCCAGACATTCTTATCTTACTACATTGAGATAACGTTGTCAAGTTTTTCTTGGTAGGCACGAATATATTTCAACAATTCTTGACGATGCAACTCCAACTCATCCTCTTTTACGACAAGAGTCTGACAGAAATTGGCAGTATCAACACCAATCAGAATTACGACCTGCCTTGGAAGCAAGCCAGTCATCTCATGAAACATCTGGCGATAAGCAGCAGCCTGCATAAAGTAGTTGCCAATCTGTTCCTTTTTCTTGAGACGAATTGAAGTCTTGAAGTCGATCACAGAAAGAATGCCGTTATGTTCAGCAATGCAGTCTACAGTCCCTGCAAGTTGCAGTTCATGCGAGAACAGTTTATCTTCAAGGCAGTGAATGTTATTCACCTTTGCGTCGATCTCTTCTTTCATGCGCACAAACAAAGACTTTACGTTTGGAAGCATCTCAAGGGAAGAGATATCCTCATTCTTGAGATACATTTCAAGTGCTTTGTGCACGCTAGTGCCGCGAGTGGTTGCTTTGCGAGAGATCTCGTTGGCTTTGGCTTCACCAACTCTTGCACGCCACTCCATGATGCCTTCTTTGTTATAGTCAGAAAGCACTGTTGTCACGGATGGATAACGATATCCATTTGGAGTGACGTACATGCGAGTGCCAAGAACATCTTCCCTCAAGAGTTTCGGGAAGTCATGATGTATATGATTAAACACAGGTTTCTTTTTCGTATTTCTCAACAGCGATCAAGAAGTCCTTGACCAAACTTGAGCGAACGATATCCTCGGTTGTAAATTCAATATTAGTAAACGATGGCATCATCTTAGCAATCTCGTGAAACTTCTTCATACCAGACTTGTCCTTGTTATTGCGATACAGGTCAGTCTGTTTGTAGTCGCCGCAAAAGATAATCTTAGAACGATAACCCACACGAGTCATTATAGTCGACAATTCTTCAAAAGTCATGTTCTGACATTCATCGACAATAATAATCGCATCGTCGAAACTCATTCCACGAATGAAACTTGTAGAAATAAATTCAATGCGTCCACATTCCTTTAATGCTTCGTATGAATCACGGCGACCAAATAGCGTATGATAGATTTGCATATACGGTTGTTCATATAGACTCATCTTCTCTTCAACTGAACCTGGAGTAAATCCAAGATCTCGAGACTGTACGGCTGAACGTACAATTACAACTTTATGAAACGAGGATGTCTTGTCAAGCACTTCTTGAATGGCTTGATAGCAAGCAATGAATGACTTGCCAGTTCCTGCTGAACCACAAAGCATGGTAAAGTAGTCACCACGTTTATATGCTTCAAAAAATTTCGCTTGATTCTCAGTCAGTGGTTCAAACTGCTTGAGTTCGGTTGCTTTAATCCGTTGAGGTTTCTTCTCAACGACCCCTTCACTAAATTCAATAACAGTATTTGAGTTTTTCTTTTTTGACACGTGTTGTCCTTATTGTTGCCACACCTTGTGTTTCTTGAGAACAGCATCCGTCTTTACACGCTTTGTGTCTTTGCGAAGAACTTTATCGGCAAGTTGACTTCTTGGATTCTGTTCTGCGATCTTGTGCATCACCTCTTTCCAGGTGTTGTCAGTTTTCTTCCCAGCCATATCACCAGTGCCACTATAACTGAATAGTGGAGCATCTCCAATGTATCGCTCAAGATGAGGATTCTTCTCTTTGAATTCATCATACAAAGAGACTG